GGAATGAACGTTTCTTATCTTCAATTGTTTGATTGCGATATTCAGCGTATTGATCTTCTGAGAAGTGGAATATGTTTTGGTAGATCCAATCAGTTGGTAATAATGATTTATCCATTATATTACCAGCCAATTCAACTTTTTCTTTCCACAAAGCAATTTTTTCTTGCTCATAAATGATAGATGGAGTAGTTAACGATAATTCAAAATTTGTTAATTCAGCATCATCAAATCCTTGAGTATATAAGTGAACTAAAGCGATTTTAGTTAATTCAGATACAACAATACGTTGTATACGTTCTACTGTACGAGCAAAACGAATATCTTCAGATGCTAAAGTAGCTTTACCAGTTAAATCTTTTTCGTATCCTAAGAATGCTTTTGGAACGCGTAATGCAGCAAATAATTTATCACGTAAGTAAGATACGTCTTCGATTGCTGTATATTCTAATCCTTTTAATGTATCAATCTTAGTTGATGAATCATTTCCTCTAAGCGGCAGATAGAAATCTTCCGTTAGATTCTGCATATTATACTTTAAATTGTAATCATTTGTTTGTGGATCAATATATGGAGTTTTCTTAATACGTTGTTTCATTTTCTCCATATATCCATCAACTTCATTTGGAGCAATATTTCCTACGTTTACATAAAATAAACGTTTTTCAGGTGCACGCATAATACGATGTATCAACATCGCATCTTCCATTAAAGTTAATTGCTTGAATATTTTGCGGCCTGGCTCAAGATATGAACGGCCATAAGGTAGATATGATGGATCTGAAATTAATCTAAAGTGAGCTATTTCGTAGTTTTCAAAATAATCATCTTTATTTGTATTTGTAGCGTATCCATATGATTGGTTCATATTGATTTTAAAACGCACATATGATGGATTAGCAGCATTAGTTCCTTCTTCACGTTGAACATCATATACAGAGAATGGAAGTGCATTATATACACCAAATTTTTCAGCAATATCTAAGTGTAGATAAAAATCACCATACTTACACATTGTTCTAACCCACGCCCATAGATTGAATTCTACATTTAGAACTTCATAAAATAAATTATAAAGTACACGTTGTGTTTTATCGTTTGGAGATTTAATATGTAATACTTCACCCTGCTCGTTTTTTAGAGTAGCTTCATCAGCAATAATGTCTAACGCTGAAGCGATGATAGCATCTGTATCCATTGCCTCGTAGTCCGTGTAAAGTGAAGTACGTAATGTCTGATAATTCATTAATGGAGTATATGCTAGTTTTGAATTACCAGCATGGATTCTATTGAATCTATCTATTAATGAGTTTGTTTGAATGTTACCGTATGTTTGTAAACGATCAACATCAATTGTACGTAACTGATTTCCCCCTACATTTCTGATAATTACATCAGTGGAGAATAATCTTCTTAGTCGTCCGAATAGACTAGTATCTATTGCCATATTATTTTTTGTTACTCAATATGTATTATATGTTATAAATATCGAATATAATGAGGAACATTACATTAGCCAATTTAGATCGTGAGTATTTCCATGTACATCTTTCATTTGCCAAGGATTATTTTCCCTATATGTTCCTGAACTGATACCTGATGATGCTACATTAATATTATTTAGTGATGCTTTAGTCATTTCTAATCCATTTTGGTGATAAACTAATGCTGTATCTCTAATATACAATCCAAACGATAATGCCATTGTTAAGTCATCATTATACCCACCTTGTGCTTGTGCTTTGCCATGATCCCAAATGAACGTTCTTAGTTCTTCTAATTGACGTTTAGAATAAAATACAAATTGCTTATCGCGTAATGAAGATTCTAATTTAGAAATAAATAATGGGCGTGTTTTAGATGAGTTAGTCAATCCAGGAACGGTCTGATCATTTTCCATCTTGTACACAAAATTATCAATTGACATATCACCACCTTTAGGTGAATGATATAAATTTGTATACCCACGCTCAGTAATTGAATTAATAACATCCCACCCAATATTTGCGTTCTCAACTACTAATAATGCTGAGTTATATTCAGTAGCTGCTGTTATTAGATTATTTGCGAATTCACGAGTACCGATTTTAGATTTAAATTCAGCTACTTGTTTATATGCTTTAGTTGCTATAATATGAAATGTTGAGTAGTCACTTCCATCGCCACGAGCAACGTCAGCACATACAACATATGTTTCAGACGGATCTGGGTATTCCCATATCCAATAGTCTCCGGCCATACCACGTCTTTCAACGGGATCTATTACATAATTTTTTTCATAATATTCTAAAATATCATTTGTTACAACGTTATTACCAGAAGCTAAAAAGTCACATTCATATTCTTGGGCGATTTCTTGAGCTCCCATATTGGCCTTTTCATTTTCAAACCACGCAGCATCGCGTTCAGGATGCACATCCCAAGGTAATTTAATTGGTAGAAATGAATTTTCTGAATTTAAAGCACCAACCCAAGTTTTATGGAACCAGTTACCAATACCGTTTGGTGATGATAGTGCAATGCACCCCCCACCAGCTGAAATTGTAGGTTTAATTGCGGTATAGATCCGATCAATTCCATCAATAAAGGCGGCCTCATCAATTAGTAGTAACGATACAGCGTATGAACGACCAGCATCAGAAGCAGCTGATGATGCTACAATCTGAGATCCGTTAGATAATTTTAATGATAATTTATTATTTGAATCGGGTTTTTCTTTACCTTTAAGCCAAGCTGGTAATTGTTGGTACATAAATTGTACTTTATCTACCATGTTTACAGCTGTTGATTGCTTAGTTGCAATACATAATACTGTTTTATCTTTATGGAATAACATTGTCCATAATGAAAAACCAGCAGCTAGTGTTGATATACCTAATTGACGTGATTTATTAATAATTGTATAATCATTTTTTAACCACAATTTCAATACTTGCTCTTGGAATGGGTACAGATTAAAATTTACACGTCCCCTAGTTGGGTGTTGTACCATACAGTACTTACGCATAAAGTGGATAGGATCAGTTAGACATTTAACGTATTCTTGTCTAATTATATCCTTTATATTTGTTTCGCTCATTTAATCCAGTTTTCTAATGCTTGTATATAGCCATCACCCATATGATCCTTAATAGTTTTACCGGAAAATAATGATCTTAGGTATAACCAAAGTGATTTTAAAGACCCATCATTTTGTAATTTATTACCATTTGTATCTAATCGTACTTGATAATTAACGTGGTAAAATCTAATGTATGGTGTATGCGTTACTAAATCGTTATTATGTACTATTCGTAAAGTATCTATACCACTATTATCGTAGTTTTCTTTAAATACTTTATTACCAACTCTAGGACTACCAATAGTTGTTGATTTAACGTTATAATGTGGGTAGTGTTTTTTAATTGAATGTGCATATAATGTTGCTACTGCACCACCTAAACTATGTCCACAAACTACAATATCTGTAGCTTTACCTTGTAGATTTTCTAATGCAGTATCGATTGCATCATAGGTATCACCTACTACAGATTCCCAACAATATTTAAATCCAATGTGTACTTTCTCACCTTCGTTTATGAATGGTACTTTATCAATTGAAGCATCGTTTTGAAAATCCTTCTTTGATTCACTACCTCTCCATACAACATATATTGATTTATCCTTTATTGCTACAAATCCTTGTGTGTCTGATTTTTTATGTTCGATCCATTTTACTAATTCTAATCCATAATCATCCCATACGATTTGATCTTGGTTAGAATAAGCTAACACTGCTAATTTTGCGTTATATAATGCTTCGTTTCTTGTCATAATGTGTTTTTGTATATAAATATATAAAAAGAGAAAAGTCCGCTAAAAGCGGACTCTCTAAATAAACAAACATTATTATGAAAAATTTTTATACTTCTTCTTCAGCGTCTTCAGCACCAATGATAGCGGCAGCATCTCTAGTTTCTTTATCAGAAATTTTAGGTATACCGTATTTCTTTTTAGTGATACGGAATTTCTTAGCTAATTCTAAAGTAACTGGATCTTGTGTTTGAATCAATCCATCAGCATATTGTTGAGCGATTTCTTGTCCTAATTCATCGTCGTTAGCTACCATTGCTTGCATTTTATCAACGTATTGTTGTTTTCCAGCAGCGTTATCAGCCTTACGATATGATTCACGAGCACGTTTATAATCTAATGTTTTAGCAGCTAATTCAGCTCTATCAGCAGGAAGCATGTAATCTGGGTCAGCTTGGCTAGCAGCAGTATACTCAATATCACGACTGAATTTCGAACCACGGTTTTGAGATGGGGTAACCACACCTGTAGCTTTTTCATACCCAGTTGAAACATCTTTTTGTGATGCAGTAAATGGTAATTCATCATATGTTATTTTTTTCTTTCCAATAGCACCAATTACTAGTGGACGGATAAAAGATTGTTGTGATGCATAAAAACCTCCTATTCTTTTACCGTTATCATTATATATAACATCAGGATTTTTTTCATTATGGATACGTAAAATATCAGTTGCTGTTAGTGGTTTTCCTTCATCTTTTAATACTTTAACAATATCAACTAAACTTCTAAATTCAGCATCAGATAATTTATTTCGTACATTTTCTAAATCACCACGAAAATCGGGTTTCAATGAATATTTTACTTCAGCAGCACGAGCCATTTCTTTAATTGATGTATTTCCTAATGTAGCTGCTTTAACAGTTGGATCTTTTTTTATAGCATCTATTGTTTCTTTATCACTAGGATCTACATTTATTATTTTATCTCCCTTATTAGCATCAGTATAATCAATAGTCATTGATTTAGTAGCTTCACCCATGATCTCCTCACGTACTATTTTATTAATTATCTCTTTTAATTTATCTTCCATTATTTTGTTTTTTGAATAGAAATTGTCTATTATAAATATCGTTATTTTTTTAGTTCATTTAATATGATAGCAATTCTTTCTTCAGTACTACCTTTAATTTCAACTGTACGTTTTGGTTTATATATATTTAAAAACCATTTAATAGATTTATCTATCCTATCCCGATATTCAGGATCTGTTTCTCTAATACCATTATTTTCTATATCTACACCCTCGGGCGATACATAAAAAATAATATCGTATTGCTTAGCCAACAACATAGCCGCGTCAAATAATATCTCTTTTTCATTAGATTTAATCGACTTAGCCTCTTTAGTAAATGCACAAACATCATATACTGTTCTGTCAGTTAATAGATTATCATTAAATAATTCACTCGCACGTTCAGCAATGAAAACCAACTGACCTTTAACACTAGAGTCAGTATTTAATGGGATACCTAAATCACTTAAATATTTAGATCGTTCAACACACCCAGTATAATCCTTAAACTCATCTAATTCTAATAATGCTTTAACCAATGTAGTTTTACCTACAGACATTGTACCTGCTAAACCTATTTTCATCGTGCTAACCCTAATTTAACTGCTTTGTTGTGACTAACTTCTTTACCATTCTTTGGATTAATATATGTTCTATGAGCAACAGGAATCCAATGATTATCTCTATGAGTATAATCAAGAATATGATTATATCCCTTAGGATAAAAACATTCTACCGATATAGGTCCGGATGGGTTTTTGTCTAGATCGTATGTCCATACATCTCTCGTACCATCTGCATGATTAAATTCACGAGTATATTTACGTTTTTGTGGTTGGATCACACCTTCAGTAATTAACGTTTCACGATTTTTGGGTCTACCCCGTCTTTCTGTTTTCATAATATTAATGTTTGTTTAATATAAATATAATTAGGAAACAAATATTTTACTCTACTCCTGTTATTTGTTCTAATATATCTCTTTGAATAAGCTTTTCAGCAACATAAATACCGTGTGCCCCTGATACTGTAATTCCACGAGCTGATAATGCATCACCTACAAAATGTATATTAGGATAGTCGTTTAATGATAAATCATGGTAATTAACTAATGGTTCAGGCGATAAGTACTTAACTTCAGGAATATACATTCCCCAATCATCACCAAATTCAAATATTTTATTCATATCTTGGATAAAATCCCAAACATATTTAAAATATCCATCAAGTGCAGGTTCAACCTGATGAGCAAGTGCATCTAAACTAATCGGCACAGCTGATACTGTTGCACCTTCAGATGTAGTAGATGGCTTTCTAGATGGTGAATAATATAATCCTGTAGTTCTAAAATCAATTGAATTATCTGTATTAGTTAATCCAGCCTGTAATTGTTTAACTACATCACGTGACCATTTAAATGGATCTTCGATACCCTTAATTTCCATTAGGATACCGAAGTTAGTCATATTGTTCCGGAATTGTTCCCCTTTTTTCGCATGACCATTGTAAGTAACATCACCATAAGTTTCCTCAACGGCCACATAAGCAGCGTTATTGTTAGTGCAGAAACTACGAAGAGATACGTTATCGAATTTCTGATAAAGTTTGAAATCATAGCTGATATCGATTAATTTTTGAAAATATTTTTGTGGTGCTTCAAATCGAACACCAATTTGTACTGATTTAGGTTCTGTAGGTAATGTATATTCATCAGCTAATTTTTGAGCAAAATCAATACCTGATTTACCTACTGCAAATATTAATTCATCATATTTTTCAAATACTGATCCATTTTCATTTAGGAATACAGATTGATATTCAAAATCAATGTCTGTAACTGTAGTATTCCAAATAAACTTAACACCTTTATCAACTAAATATGAATACCAATTCTTAGCAATTTCATGTAAATAATTTGAACCAATATGCCATACTGGAAATAAACGTAATCCAAAATATGGTTTAATAAATTCAGGTTCAGCAATTGGATCAGACATAAATATTTCATCTGGTTTAGGATGAAAACGAGTAAAATTATCTACTACTTGCTTCATCAATTCCATTGCCTTCTCATCACCACAATATTTTGATAATTGACCACCAATTTCAGTATGATAAGTTAATTTACCATCTGACCATCCACCAGCACCTAACATACCTGTCATTACTTCTTCAGGTAAACGATTGTGTGGATCATTACCTTTATCAATAATTGTAATTAATTCACCAGGATATCCATTATCCACTAATTTGGTAGCAGCGTTAATACCCGCTACTCCAGCACCTACGATTATAATTTTTTTGTCCATAATAAATTTTAAATTGCTTTTAAATATAATTAAGAAAGGCCCAATCTTACGATTGGGCCACAGATCCATTTTTAATATTAAGTCGAACGGCTATGAATCGTTCTGAATGTTATTTTACTTTTACAAATTCACCATTTTGAAGTTCATACACATTTGACGATGCATTTGCTATTACTTTAGTCATTACTATAGCTTCATTATTTGGTATTCCAAACATTTCTCTATCAGCACGATATGATGAAGTTAAATATGGTTGATATTCACCTTCAGGTAAACTTGGAGGTGCCTGTACGTGTTGTGCTGTTAGCTCGTATGTGTTATTTCCTTTAGGTAATAAATCAATTTCACCTTGTAAAATAATATTTACATTATCTTCATTATACGGACCGTTTTCCTGGTAGTTTTTACCATAAATTAGTTTTTGAATTAATTCTGGATCTCGTAAAGGAGCAATAAATCTTGTTTTATTAGGTAAACCTTTACCCTGTAGGAACTTAATTAAAGCGTTATTAAATGCTTCTACTTCAGGTTCAGTAGCATACATTGTATATCCACTCCATCTAATAAAATCACCAGCTGTAGCACCTTTACCACCTGCTTTTTTATGTGATATAAATACTACTGGAGTTCCTTTTGAATCAACTAAATTAAAATCAGCTTTAGGAGTACCAGGTTGAGTTTTAGCTCCTGCAATACCATTAAATGGTTTACTGTTTACTATAACATTAATAGACTCAACATCATTTTTTTCCATCAATGATTGAATTTTATTATTTAATGCTCTTAAATTAGAATCTTCAACTACAGTACCTGATCCAGCTCCTTTACCTCCAAAATCTTTATCTTTTGATAAGTCTGATATTGAATATTCTTCACCAGCTTCATCTTCAAAAAATGTGAATGTATTAACGTTAGATCCAGCTAATTGTTTTATTTTATTATCGTCAGCATTTTCGAATGCTGTTTGATATTCGGGATCAATGAATGAAAGGGTTTTTGGATTGCCTTGATTAAGTGAAAATGGAGATTTTTTTGCTATTTTATCAGCAACAATTTTAAATCTAAACCCACCACGTTTTTTTAAATCAAAAAACGATAATGGTCTAAAATTTTCATTAACTACATCTAATTCCTCTAATATTTCGTATAATAAAGCCTTATCTTCAAGATTATTCATATCAGGATATCCTTTAGGAAAACGGAATGAATAATGCTCCAAAAACTTAGTTATAACATTCATTATGCTTCTGCAGGTGTTTCTTCAGCCGGTGCCTCTTCAGGAGCGGCGTTTAGATTTTGAGATGGTGTAGCAGCTCCTTTATCAGGATTAATAGGACCTACAATTAATAGCTCTTGTATTGCTTTAATTGCACGTTGTTCTTCACCTAAATTAGCTAAGTTATATTGAGTACCAGCTACACGAGCAGTAAATTCAGAACCGTTCCAAATTAAGTGATATGTATTGAAATTCTTTAGTGTAATTTTGAATGTAGTAGGACGAGGTGCTACCCATTCAATATTTTCAACGAATGCAGTAAAGTCTTCAGACATTAAAGTAATTAATGTTTCTTGAAGTTTAGGGAATTTCTCCAGCATTGGAGAATATTTAAAAGCAGCAGCAGTTGGGGTCTCTAACTTTTCAGTATTACCCGCAATCTTTTGTGCTGCTGCTCTTACTTTATCTGCTAATTCCTTTTTAGTCATTATTACAATTGAGTAGAATCGATTGCAACTTCTTCAACTGACTCTTCAGTTTCTAGAACTTCATCTTTTTCCTCTGGCTTCTCGTCTTTTTTGTCAGACTTAGCACTTTTCTTTTTACCTTTTTTATCAGCGTCTTTACCGCCTGACATCTTTTCCTCAATTGCCAATCTAGCACCTTCATATTCTTGTATTGATTTGTCCATCTCTTCCATTACTTTTTCAGCTAATTTTTCGCCAATGTAATGAGATAGGTTGATTTTTTCCATTAATTTTTTTATGCTGTCTGCCTTTTTAGCTTCTTGCTCAATACGAGCCATTTTAGCTTCGTTTGCTGCGATGTCACCTGCCTCATCAATTTGAGCGATACGGTGAGAAACTGCTTCAGCAATCATTGACTTAACTAAAGCACGTAATTTTTCTTTCTGATTCATTATTTTTTAAGTTTTATTTTCCAAGCTAAGTTGAAACCAATATATTTATTTAGATTGTTATCCAAATATACATTCAGTCCATAAATATTGTCTTTCTTTGTTTTCAATGTAAGTTGTGGACCAACTAATACATTTGAATTTCCTACTACACCTGATATACCAGCATATACTTGGTTTTTAGGTAGTTCTTTTACTATTTTAGTGTCAGTAATTGTACGTTCTTTAATTTGAGCATTCCATTTACGTCCAATAATTTTATTCATCGATATAGTATCAGTTAATTCAATTGTACCTAAATCATTATCTAGTACTAATTTATCTTTATATAATACTTTTTTATTATATTCTTGTACTATTCTAATAGTATCACCTTTTAAATAAACAGGCACTTCAACACGTTTTTCCTTTTCAACTATAGTTTCATGATATATATCTTCACCTTTAACGTATTTTGTTTTAAAGTGATCTATAACAACAGTATCAATTTTTTGCTTTAGTAATTCATAGTTCTTACCATCCACGTTTATTAATGGCTTATCGCTATCTCCTTTAGACGTGCATTGTTGAATAACAATCACTCCAACTAACACCAATATAATGATAATGAAGAAATTTGCTTTAGTAATCATATCTTTATTGTTTTACCATTTTTTACAAGACCAATAATTAGCTTTCCAACGTGGTCCTGGATTGCTACAATTATGTCTTGCTCTATACGCTGCACGGCGTTTTGGATTTTTAGCTTTAATAACCATTCGTTTACCTTTAGCTGATTTACCTCCAAAACCGAAGTTAACTTTTACAACTTTGCCTTTAGCATTTTTAACGTATACTTTAAATTTTTTAATATCACCTTGCATTATTTTACCTAATTGAACTTTACGTCCACGGTATTCAGCTTCGGTTAATTTAGATTCAGTTAATTGACGAGAGTATTCCTTCATAAACATGATGAATCCCTCGTAATCCTCTTCACTTTCTACATCATATTCTTCAGTTAAATCAGCCCCAATATCGTTTACATCTTGGTATGCTAATTTATTCATCGGTTCGATAGTGCCTAAGATTACTTGTGGATTAATACCTTTTGCTCTAGCAACCATTAAACGAGTATTACCACCTACTAAATAGTATTTATTCGGAGAATATTGGAGAATCAACGCGGGAGGTGTTTTTTCAGCGGCTAATATGCTTTGAATATCTTTGCCGTAATGACGCGCCAATTCAATCGCTTCTTCCTCAGAATTTATATCGTATGAGTCGGTATTTTCTAAACGACTCCACATTTCATCAGTTAATGTAACTTCTTTACCACTTGCGAATGAATTATATACTACATCATATGGCAGACCTAATTCATCTGCTGTACGTTCTATTTCCTCGTTTTCGGCTTGTAAAATAGGAATCCATAATAATGAAGATTTACTTTCTAAACGTACTTTAGCTTTATCTGTATTTGGAACAACACGATCACCTTTACGATCAGCAGCAGCTTTTTTACGAGCAGTAGCAGCACGTTCAGCTTTAGTTAATGAATTTGCTTTAGCACGAGGTAAACAACGAGTTGTTGCTTGTCCTTTTTTCATTGTACCACATGGACCTGTTATATTACCTTGAGTATCGATTCGAACCCAATCTTCTTTTTTAAACCAATCACGTAGTGATTCGTTCATATCATATTTTTCAGTATTATCATGTCCACATTTATGACAAACGAATGGTTCTTTACCTCCATCTTCTAAATTCCATTCCCAACTACAGTTTTCACATTCAACTGTTTCTTCATCTCCTTCCATTAATCCTTTACATACTTTAACAGCACGACCAGATAAATAAGCAGATGGTACTTCACCAGCAGCTATACGACGATTATAATAAGCTTTACCCTTAGGACAAAGCTTTTTTTCCGTTATAACACTATCAACTATGGATTTTATTTTATTCTGATCCATTTTCTTCTTGTTTTGGTAAGAACCAATTTGAACACCATTTAGATGGATCTTTAATTTGATTTCCATCATTATCAACTAATTCAGAAGTACCCATATGTTCTTGGTAATTTGTACTTGAACACATATGTTTATCGTCTTGCTTATAATAGAATTTACATACGTGGCATCCAAATCCTACAGGCGAGTACATGTAAGGAGGTGATACCTCAGATACTTCACTTAATATATTAATTAGTTTAATCATAACTTAAATTATTTATTTTCCGCCACGTTTTATCTTATAATATATTTGTACCCCGAGCCATCCAATAGATAGGATATAAAATAGACCAGTAAGTACAGGGTTTAACATAGAAAAAAAGCTATTAAATAGTGCAATGCACGTTGTTGCTACTCCGGCAGCATTTAGCTCAGCTGATTGATGCATTTTATTAAGAAGGGGTAAAAATGTTATGCCCATAAATATTAACTATTTAATTTAGCCCGTGATTCTTCCACGTCTTTCATTACTTGTTCGCGTATTTTTTGTTTATCTAAAGCTTTTACATGCCAATCTTCAATATCTCCTTGTTCAGTTATAAATCCACTATCAGAATCCACTGAATCTAAAAATGATTCAAATCCATTTACGAATTCATCTAATGCAAAATTAGCATTAGCTTTAATAATTTTATCTTCGTATTCCTGATATTTTCCATCTATTTTAAGTTGTGTTTCAAATTTAATAACACAATCTAAACATTTATTATGGATAAAAAACATTTTCTTATCGTGTCTGCCTTTCATTGGTTTGGAACAATTCGGACATAATAACGGAACAAATGATGCTGATTTAGCTCTATCTAATTTAGTAACACTTACTTTAATACCGTTTCTTAATGTCCATTTTCTACCTAACTCTTCCCATACATCACCTTCAGAACGATTAATTTGTTTAGTAGTATATCCTACTTGAGTTTGAGTAGCATCGCCTTGATTACCCGACAGTAAATTACGAATACGTTGTACGTCTCGTTTTTGGAATTCTTTTTGTAATAACGTTTCTTTAGCCATTTTATAACCCTAATTTTTGTAGTTGTTTTATTGTTGATTCTGTAGATGTATGGCGAATACCAATACCACCGGCATCTACCCATTGTTGGATATTATCTTTTCTATCGTCAATTAATATAGCATTTGGTTCTGCTAGATCTTTTTTATCTTTTGCTTGTTTAAATATAACTGGAGTAGAAGGTAAATTGGTATTTATCCATTCTTGCTTACCTATTTCTGATGATTGTTCACGTGATGGAGCAGTTAATAATTTAGGACTGTATTGTTTAATATAATTCCATAATTGTTGTCCATCAGACATCCAATTTAACTCAGCCCAAAATTTAGCACCTGCTTTAGTAATTGCGGACCAAAAATCATTTTTATCATATGTTGAATCAACACCTGGTGTTTGCTTACCTGTTAAATCATTATATCCACGTTCAAAATCAACTAATACACCATCCATATCACAATATACTTTATATTGTTGTTCACCTTCAGCTAACATAGCAATTTTAGATTTAGCTGAATCTAATGTATCTGTTTGGGGTATTTGTTTAACTAATGAAATTATATCTTGGTTTAATTGCTCTGCGTCTGCTTTCGCTTTAGCTTGTTCTTCTGGTGTTTTAGGTTTGCCTTTAAATCCAGCAGTATCAAAATATAATTTTTTAACTTCAGCAGGATCAAATGTTTTATTAGCGTCTTCAGGATCGTTATTAATTAAAATAAAACGATCACCAAATTCTTGACGATATATTTCGATATTTTTATTTGTATCTCTCCAAGTACGTAATACGATTTGAGGTAATAATGAACGTTCACGCTCAGCATTACGTTTTAAAGATGTCATAGGAGAAACATATAACATTAGCATCATTGTTTCATATCCTAATGCTTCTAATTCTGCTTTCTTTTTAAATAATGGTTTAGATGCAGCACCAGTACCATCAATAATAACGTTATTTAATCCTTCAAGCGCTTTAGCATACTTTTCTTTAGTGGCTCCTTGAGCACGTCCCATTAATTTAGCTGCTTGGGATAATTCTTCGGGACCGAAATCTTTTAAATTAGTACCTAAACCAGATGACTTAAGTAATTCCTCGTATGTATCATCTACATTTATTACTTGATATTTTTCAACTGGAAGTAATTGTTTTAATGTGTATGTTTTACCTGAGCCAGCAGGACCAGCTAAAAATATAGCTTTTGGCTTTCCAGTTATTTCTTGTAATAAATCAAATAATTTTATCATTTTATAATAAACATTTCAGGTCGCATTTGAGCGAAGTTTCTCATCATTATAGCGGCGGCAGCATTAGCTTCATTTTCATGAGCATGTCCTGTTTTGCCGGATTCTGGTGTTAATCTATTTTGTATGTCTTGTTTGTAATGAACTAATTCATGTGCTAATGTTCTAAAAACATCTGCTTGATGACGATTAGCTACACTTAATTCTATACTTTTATTATTTGGATCATACCCACCAAATGAACGTCTCGATTCTGCAGTTGTAGGATCATATGACATTTTTAATGGAGGTAATGATTTTAATTTTAAATATTCTTTACAATATCCAACAAATTCTTTTAATAACGGGAATTGATTCTCATATAATGATTCATGTATTGGTTCTTCATTGTTATTATAAACGCTACCGTATGCATCAAAGAATTTTTGTGTTGTAATACCAGCAGGTAAAAAATTAGCTATTTGTTTTACATTACGTGCTTGAATAGCATCTCTAAAGTCAGTTGCTGATATATTTTCAAAATTACCAGCATCAAATACTTCTACTTTAGGATTATCAGCTAATGAAGCAAAACGTGAACTTTCTTCTTTACCAAATGCAACTACAAAATCTTGATCAGGATTATTTTTAATTGATGATAATGTATAATATACAGGAGAACCTTCAGATGATATAACTTTAACTTTAGGGCCTAATATATTAGTATATAATTCCCAAACCTTTAATGATTGTTCTAATGATACCCCACCACGTTCTTTAGATGAAACGGCAACTACCACCTCAGAAATATCATCTCTATCAACTAATAATTTGACTACTTGGAAAT